AGGATGTCCCGGCCATTCCGGTCTATCACTACGTGCGCACCCATCTGGTCAAGCCATGGGTAGGCGGATTTACGCCGGATAAGCTGGGGTATTACTACAGCAAAGATATGTACATCAAAAAACATTAACCTGCAGAGGGCATTTTGCGCTGAAAATCTGCGCAAACTGCCTGAATTTCAGTCGAATAACGCGTTTTTGTTTAATTTTAAGGCAGTTGAATAAATTGGTGCTTTACAGCCGGAACAGAGGTGTTTATAGTGCGCCTCATTGGAAGCGTGGCCGAGCGGTTGAAGGCACCGGTCTTGAAAACCGGCGACCCGAAAGGGTTCTAGAGTTCGAATCTCTACGCTTCCGCCAAATAAAACAAGGGGTTACCGAAAGGTAACCCCTTGTTGCTTTGGGCGCTTAGAATACTGTTAGAATATTCAGTTAGAATAAACCTCCCAATCAAGGGCATCTTCAAATGTTCTCCTGTGACGAAGCTCATACCAATTATGTTCCTTAGGAAATAAAATTTTACAATATCTTGAATTTTAGAGAAAACTATGGATAGTTGGAGAGTAAAATTTAAGGAGAATGGAATCTATGTCCACAGCAACGATTCACAATTTCATAGTTCATCAGATCAAACGTGATTCTCTTAAAACTGCTCTTTTGGTGGAACGCTTTGAAGAAAACGATATCGATGAACTAGCCAAAGAGGTCGTAACCAGCCTTTTAACCTTGTTCAACAAGACTGGTTTACAGACAGGTACTTTTGGCCAGGGTAGTGGGAAACCAAGATTTGAGCAAGTCCTTGAAAAAAATGCATCTGTTGCTGATGAAATATTCACTTTTGATAATTTTACTCAAATGACAATTGATCTTGCTCGTATTTTAGAGCGTGAGATGAATACTGGCGGAGGAAAAAATGCTAAAGCAACATATGTCGTTTTTTTACATCATTCATTCAATTTAAAACATTATCTTTCTGTCATCACCTTATTAGAAACTAAAGGTTTTACATTAGAGGAGTTATCTTTCAAGAAAATAGATCGACTTGATTTAGATAAGTTGCACTTAGCTGCAAGAATAAGGCTGAATGATTGGTGTGATGGAATTGATGAGCGATATATCTCTTTTCGTGTGGGCAAAGCAAGTGTAGTACGAGATTACTTTAAAGAATTTATTGGTTGTGAAGAGTTTACTCAGGCAAAAATTGAAACCAAAGGTCTAGTTGATGCCATTAGACATTGCTTACAAGAAAAGTATGGTGATAGGCCTGAAGTCGTTACAGAAAAGCTTGAACTTGCCGAGAAATATTGTAAAGAGTCTAAAGATGATGATGGTAAAATAAGCATTGAATTTCTTGGTCGTCATTTATTTCCTGAGCATGAAAATTATTTCATAGAAGTCGCACAAAACGAACCATTCAATCTTAGTGAACGTGTTAGCATTGATAACGGTGGCTTGAAGGCTCTAGTTAGATATCGTGGTAGCGATAAAACTATGAGTATTAGTTTTGATTCTGACTTGATTAATTCTAAAACGGTAGTGTTTGATAAAAAAACAGGTAGGTTGACCTTCAATAAAATACCTGTATCTCTTCGGAAAGCTTTAGAAGGATAATTTAAGGAGGGCGTATGGGTAGGTTTGAGAGCATAAAGGATTTACTTGCCCATTCAAATAAGTCCTTTAATTATTCAGATAATAATCTAAAAGTAGATTTGCCTCTGGAGGAACTGGTATACAACAAAGCTCTAGTATGCGCAGAGCAAAATTTGATTGATCCGGTTTATTCGTTTTGGTTTAAAAACAAATCACACGATAAAAATTTTGTTCTTTGGTCGTTATTGCCGGAACCTCTAAAGAATGGAGCAGTTAAACACTTTACTATTTCTATAAATCTTCAGTCTTTAAGACTTGATGGTTTGCATATTTATTATGATGAAAATGAGTTGATTAATACTTGTCCATTGTCACCAGAAAGATTTTTGGTTATTAACCTTGGCATTAATAATGGGGAATGTACAATTTGTCCTGAAGAATATTCCAAAAATGAAATTTCTCGATATAGACAGGTTAGAAAGATTTGGGAATTATTAAGTGATTGTGCAGATCATCAGAATGGAACAGAGCTGATATTTCTATACAAACAAAAGCTATCTATTAATTTAATTTATGAACTTTCAGATTTAGAGAGTGATTTTGATGGGTTAGCTAAACTAGAAATGATTTTTACCGATCAACTTCATGTTGAAGCCAAAAAAAATATTATGCGTAGTACTTTACATTCATTTCTATGGAGAGAAAAAGGTGCGAATGCATTAAAAAAACTTTTATCCGATTTTACATTGTTCAGTTTGATGTTCCAGGAAAACTTCAGCGCATATTCGGTAGGATTTAGTTTTGATAAAATTCGCAAAGAGTACTCTGAGAAGTTTCGCGACTACCTATCGCGATTAAATGGTATTATGTATGACACTCTAACAAGATCATTATCTATTCCAATATCTAGTTTGGTGAGTTTTGTCGCAATGAAAGGTGGTTTATCTGGTAATGAGGTAATCATCAATATAGGAGCTTTGCTTTTAATTATATTTGCTTCCTTCAATATTCATTACCTTGTTAAGTTTCAACTAACAATGATAAAAATTTCATGTGCTGAGTATAAAGAATTATTCAAGGGAATAAGAACTGAATTGAATCAACTTGAGCTTATTGAATTAAGTGAAAAAGAGAATGACTTAAATAAACAGTCCGATAAAGTTAAATCGATATTGCATTTTGTATATTCAATATCAATTTGTAATCTCATTCTAAATGGGGTTTTGTTTGTTACTACAACTTTCTGAATAGTGAACTTACTAAAAGATGAATGTTCTTTTTCTAAGAAATATATAAAACCGCACAGGCGGTTTTATATAAATCAAAAAAGTGGTAGGTTTAATTTTTTTTAATCTTTATAATAGGTATGTCTAGTGATGGTGTGATTTTTATTTTTCTATCATATACAATCACTTGATTTTCGGTCTTGTGTCCCGAAAATAATTGCTTATCCCTACTCGAACCTTCGTAATCAGAAATTCCTTTAGCTTTTATATCGTGAAAATTGCATCCAAACGGTACGCCTGATTTTTGTTCTGCTGCTCGTTTCGCATTGTTCCACCAGTTATTCAATGTTTTTGTTATTACTTTTCCGCCTTTGCTGGTGGTTATCACAAATTCAGTATCAGAAGCGCTGGTATTGCGGGCTAATTGGATTGCAGAACGCAGACGTGGCGTCCATTCCTTAATCTGTTTTGCCCCAGTTTTGTTTTGCTCTATATAGAGGCCGGTATCCATAACTTCATTCCATCGCAGATCGAGCACGTCGCCCAGGCGTGCAGCACAAAGATATGAAATCTCCATTGCCACTCTTAGTGCTGGCGATGCTTCTTGATAAATCGCTGAATATTGCTCATCGGTGATATAAACCGTACGAGCCTTAGAGGTAAATTTCCTGACCCCTTTGCAGGGGTTACCCTTCACATAACCACGCTCGAACCCCCACCCATAGACACGGCTTAAACTTGCAAGCTCGTGGTTAGCTTGGGTCTTACTTTCTAATCCACGCTTATCCATGAAGATCCTTACTTGTTCAACCTTTACGCTATCAGCTCTTACTTTCCCGAAGACACTCAGTAATGCGCGTTGGTGTTGCCGGTAGTCTTTTTGAGTTCTTGGAGCTAATTCAGTAAACACAGGGCTTTCAAGAAATAGATTCCAAAGTTTTGCTACAGTCATTTGATCGTGCTGCTTTGCTTTAATGGCTTCATATTTTGCCCATAGTGCAGACATACTCGTACCTAGTATTGGGGCGAGTGTAATACACGTTTCATTCCCGTTTGGTTTCCAAATATAACTATATTTATTTTTATATACCCTGGGAGGAAGTCGATTATCTTTGAAATATTTACGTGGTCTTCCCATTGTCTAGTGCTCCAAAATCAGGTTCTTCAGATACATACTCATTAATTTTTTTTAGCGGTTCCCTGAATGCTTGCACATCACGGCGTAATACAATCGGCTCATTTTTGGGGCCAGGAGTAAACGGGATACCGTGACAGCGCAACTGGTGTTGCTGCTGTGTATATCTCTTATAACGAGTAAGGTCCTGAATTTCTTGTGGTGATAAAGTTAACTCGTACATGGCCGTACCTCTGGCCGACCAACAATTTAACGCTGGTCGGATATTAAAACTGATTATCGAAAATCACTTACGCAATCTTGCTCTTTCGTATTTTTCGCTTAGATTGATGTGGAATTCAAAGCTGACCTAATCACCTTTCTCTGAACCAATTTTAGTAATGAGTTCAACCTCTACTTTATCGATTTTGGTGATTTTAAATAACAGCGCCTGACAGAAAGGGCAGGTAGAGAATGTGTCCCAATATTCGCCAGACTGTGGCTGTATTGTTTTTAATTTTTCAAGGCAAGCGGGGCAGTTATACGCAATAAGTTTTTCCCCGTTTTGTTCTGCTACCGCAAGCCATGTTTTATAAGAATGGGTTAATGAGTTAGTTACCTTATTCATTATTCCTTCCGGTTTCATTTTTCTGCTTTTCTTGATTCCAGGCTTTTTCCATAAATTCATTACTGAATTCCATTTCAGGGGCTTGAACAAAAGCGATATAAGCCTCTTCCTGGCAGTTCGTGCAGTAGCCTGATACTTTTCTGCACCCACAATTTTCACAGTAATAGCTCATACTGCGGCCCTGCTGCGCTGCGCTTCTATGTCGCGCTGTTCAGTGATGATTTCCTGCACTTCGTTTAATAGCTCGCCTGAGAGCGAAATAGTGCCGCTCTCGTCGATTCCTGCAAGAGTGATAAGCTCAACCAAGCGGCGGGCTTTCTTAACACTGATTTCAGGTGCTATAACGCTACGGGTTACTTTCTTTTTGCCAATGGCAGCAGCTTTGGCTTTATCTTTTTCCAGCACTTCCCCGGCCTTCTCACCGTGTTCTTTAACACGATCAACGGCAACAGCTATGGATACCTCCCCAGATTTAACCGCTTCCTGGACGTCATGATTTGCAACGCTTAGTGTCAAAAGGTTTTCAACCGTTGGGATTGCCTTGTGGACCAGCTTTGCGATTTCCGCCGTCGTCAGGTTGAATGCGGCAAGGTCACGAACAACCGCTGCTTGCTCAATAGTCGTGAGTGGTAGCTGATTATTCGACGTCATGATGCGTGCAATGCGCTGCACGTCGTTTCCGGTGAATGGCACGATGTGGATACGGTCTACAGGCTTCCCGGCCTCACGGCAGCGCAGAAAGCAACGCTGGCGGCGATGGCCTTCAACAATCCACACTCCGCCCTCATCACGGGGTATCACCTCAAGCGCCGGGACAACGCCGCCCGCCATCATGAAGGCGAAGGTGTCATCATCAGCGTTACGAGTACGTTCGTTATCTTCGCGGCGGTTGAAGTTAGGCCGAACGTGAATATCGTCGATAGAAATAAACATGCCGGTGTCAGAGCGTTTGATGATGCCGCCCTTGATCATTTTCTTAAATGAATTAGCCATATCATAGCCCTCTTAATTTATTAACATACTTCATGCATTTAGTCGGACTGCATTCCTGCCATTTATTTTTGTGCTGCATTTTTTGGCTTGGAGTGTAATAACAGACCGTTCCTGATGGCGTTCGGAATACCAGCGTGTTGTTACCTTCCTCAAATGCGATCCTGTTTTTGATAAAGAAGGCTTTGATTCTTTCGTGAGCACCATCCCTTGCTTTTTTTCTACCTTCTTTCAGATAGGGAGCAATATCACGATAATAATCACCTACATCACCCATTCTTATTATTCCTTTTCTTTCTCAGATTACGACGATTAGATAATTCAGCGACGATTTTTCTCGTATAGTCGATTGCAGGATTCAAAGGCTGCTTGCGCGGATATCTCAAATCATCGTTTTTTTCTTCGAGAATTTCATTTTCAAATACAAACATATCACCCTCCTGTCAGGCCGCATGAGCGGCCCACAGCGTTACCGAACTGACAGAGTGTCTTCTCCGCGAACTACGCGAGCACCAGGAATAAGGTTCAGTTGCTCTGGTGTTGGTTCTTCGCCTTTCGCTCGCAGAGCTTCAATAGCTTTCAAGTTTTCAGTCAGGATTTTTTTAATTGCTTCCTTATCAATTTCATTAACTATCTCTGTATGAGACGTTACATAATCATCAGGCAATAATGTTTCATCAATAATATCAAGTGAGATACTTCCCTTTCTCACCGAATAAGTATTGACTGCCGTTTTGAAGGATGTGCGACCAGTAGCAATTAAACAATCAAGCAGATATTTTTTAAGGTTAAAGCTCTGACGGTCCCAATGCTTTGAGCGTTCAGTGAGTCTTGCCGCTTCTTCTTTGCATTTCTTTTTGTTTGCTTCAAAGTCGCGAATAACTGACATGGTGGCATCGAATTTATCTTCCATCATGCCTTCGATGCCTTCCAGTGTATCCGCAATAGTTTGTGGGTCCATTTCGCCACTTTCAGCAAGTGAAAGGATTTTGCTAATCTCGTTTGCTAAATCTATTGTGCGAGTACTCATGCTTTTTCCTCCAGATTTTTAAGACATTCAGCCTTAACTTCTTCAAGACGGCGCAAGCGGCCTTCTAAATATTTTGCATATTCATTATCAGCAGTCTCTTTTGCAGATTTTAAATGCACAGCAATTGTGCGTGTCAGGCTACTGGCAATTTTAGATACTTCATTCTGAGTAACAGCTTTGCGCATGGTTTCAACGTTGCCTTTAAAACGCTCGTCCAGTTCTTCACGAATACGCGCAGTATCATCGGCTTTATCACTGGCGTCTTTAATTTCAAACTCCAGTTTACTTTCTGCTTTATAAACAGCGTCATCATAAAGCCCAAGCCAGATATCAGCAGAAAAACCGAGGGTCGATAATGCTTTTTTGATTGCATCTGTTAGCGATTTTTTATGAACTTCGCTATCGCAATAAATCCCATGTTTAGTTGTTTGCCGATAAACAGTTGAGCCATAACTTTCAACAGTGGCACGTTCACCCTCAGCTAAATACCAAAGCTCAATTTTGAGATAATGGTTTAATTCATAAATTAAAGAACCATCAGAATCACGAAGAGTTCTTTTTCCGATGAACTTATTACCTTCAAATATTTTTTCTGATAATGGGGAGCCTTCTAGCATTTTATCTTCGATAACTTTCCAGCCCCAGCCTAAACCCACAGGGCCAAACATTTCTGTTGCACGCATAATCATGTATTCGGCATTAATACTTGTTCCTCCGAATCCAAGATCGCTCATGTCTTTTGTATAACGAGGGTTTGTGCGCATGACGTTACGCCACAGCTTCAGGTTCTCGCTATCTCCCAGCTCCTTATCCAGTTCATCGGCACGTACAATAAAACTGGTGTCTGGTTCTGTGACGATGGTAGGGGCTGGTACTTCTTTCGGTTTACCTTCAACCCAGCGGGGATCATCCTTGTCGCTGATTCCTTCTACATACTCCCCACGGTGAGCTGCAAGTTGCTTGTCCACTTCTTCAGATGATGGAGTATTATTTTCCGGTTCAGGTTTTACCCCGTTTTTAAGCTGCTGGTGTTCTTCTTTGCTGATTTCGATAAAACCATCTTCGCTGAGGATCTCAACCAGTCTTTCGTATTTATTTACTCGTCCCCAGCGATCGCCGTTCACCTCCTTGTAATAGAACGGGCCAGTACGCTCTACATGTGGCGCAGTTTCCAGCGTCCCCGCTGTTGAGTCATCGTCGTGCTGTTCCGGTTCCACTGTGCCAGTCGTTGACGCTGAAGAGTCCAGAGAGCTATCTGCGTTCGACGTGTCCTGTTTGGTTTCATCTTCAAAAACCCCGTGAGATAACAGAAAAGCATTTATGTAATCATTCAGATGCACCGCGTCTTTGTGAATATCGTCAGGGCGCATCTGAACCAGATCACGGATAGTCAGCAGGTCATATTCGAGCGCACGTTTAATGGTGCGCAATGCTGCGGAGAATCGCTTCCAGTCGTCCCTGTCCTTGTCGATAATTTCCTTTTTAGCCCAACGATAAATCTCACCGTCAACGCTGCCAGGATTAACGTCACCCGGCCAAAACGCGTTAGCGAGTTCCTGATCCAGAGTTTGATATGTATGCTTGTACGTCCGCTTAGGACGTTCGCCAGCATCATTTGCAGGACTCATGTTTACTGCGTTATTTGCCGCCTTATCTCGTACGATACTGGCAACTGATTTTGAAGGGCCGCCAGGTTTGCGCTCACCCTCAAGGCGCTTCTTCCAGTTCACTAATTCTGCTTTAATTTCAGGCCATTTAGCAGTAGGGGCGCATTTAGCCATAACCCATCCAATTGCGTTTAAAATACGCTCTGAGTGCATGGCGGAAATTTCTGGCGTCTTAGTGATTGCTTCTACAATATGGCCCTCAAATGAAGGCGTTTCTTCTTGTAGAAGCGTGCGAGCAGCAGGGATGAGATCCTTGGTTAACTCATCATGTCCATACATTACCAGCGCCGCAATCTTGGTATCAGCCGATAAGGTATTAATATCTACTGCCTCTTTTAGTTCGGCTTTAATTACGGGGTGCCCGACCTCTTCATCCCAATCATGTTCGTACATGAAATTTTCATCCCAGCAATCAATAGACGGACAGGGGATCTCTGATGCAGCTTCGCAAATGAGGAATTTATAAGCGGCATCCTGCGCACCTGGATAATCTTCCACAAAACTTAAAGAGCATTTTGCCCGAGCATGGCGCTCGTCTTTAGCTTCGAATGCGCGTGCAACTTTAAGGGCTCCGCTTTCTTCAATAGATTTTTCATCTGGTATCGCTGCACAGATAAAAGTTTTTAAGTCAGACATGATTTTCTCCATCTTTCACAGTTTCAAATGTTTCATTTAATTTTTTTAAGACTATTTCTGGTAAAACATGCTCGAGGTGCTTCTTGTCAGAAAGTTTTATCTGACCAATAGCCAGAATTATTAGTTCTTCAGTAGTTAGATAACCGTTTGCTACAAGTCCCATCACCATTTTTTTCATTGCACTATGTGTGATGCTCAGTGTGATTTCTTCACCGTTATTGAGAACCATTTGTTTAAAATCAAGATTAATTTCCAAATCGATACCCTCATTTATCAAGCTGAAAACTTGATTAAATTTTCATGTTGATAAATGCCCCGCGAACGGGGCGTTCTGAATCAGTCTTCACTGCCGAGTTGCTCATATATTTGTTGAGCATCATCGCCGTTTTGATCACATAAGGCTTCCCACGCCTCCCAATTGTCGGACAGGAACTCTCGAACCCGCATTAATTCGTATTCCATTTATTTACCCTTTGTTAATATGTTTAAGAAATTTTCAATGTTCACTTTCATGATTCTATTTTTATAATTTTTGTACGAACCATTAATAATGTCGTATTGAATTAAAAGTTCTCCTGTATTGTTAATAGCCTCCATAGCATCAAGCGGACTATCGAATTTACCGAGCACGTCACCGCCATCAAAAGCAACGGTGTACCCCTCATCATCGCTGGTCTGAATAAAGCCAGAAAGATTACCAGCCGTTTTGAACGCCGCGAGATTTTTATTGATTGCCTTAAGTGTGGTGATGTTAATATTTAAATTAAACATAGTGCCTTCTGAATTTTATGTATAAAAATCCCCGCCAGATGATGGCGTGTTAACTAATGATTGAAACTAGTCGTTATCTTGTTCGTCAAATACTCTGAATATAAATATGACCAACAAATAAAATATAATTGTTGCTAATGAAAATACGTTTAATACGGTCTTAACGTTTTGCCAATCCATCATAACCCCGCTGGTGTTTCTCCATTATTTCGAATAATGCCTTCTACCGGGTAACATTCACCAGTGATGTGTTGTTCTACCGCAACCGCTTTACATTCTGAAAAGCTGTCATAAACACCGATTACCTGATCCTGTACTTCTCCGGTAGTTAAATAAACAGTCATTACAAGTGCGAACAGAGTATTCATTTTTAAACTTTTTACCTGTAGCAATGGCATGTTGAATAATTGCCTGTTGAAACATCACTTCATCCTGAAGATAAACAGCAATTGCGAATTTACTTTGAGCCGCTTCTATCGGTGTTATCATTATATTTGCCTTCATTTTTATCAACGTTATAAAAGGTGAGGGCGGTTGGTAAACTCCAGTAATTATTCTCAAGATATCTTTTTGCAGTTTCCTTTGCCTCACCAGTGCGAATCATGAATAAATAGATCAATTCTCTTTTATTCATATGGCATCCTTAGAACGTTATTTTTAACTCCTGAGCCATTGCTCATATGTTTTGAGGGGGTTGCCAGTCATAAACTCGTTGCCTTTCCCATCGTCGGCGCATGAACGGTATATCTGATATTCCTGGTCGTTGCTTCCACGTCCTCTGGTTTGCCAGGTGTCGCTGGCTACCAGCTTCTGATGTTGCTGATTGGAATTAATCTCAGCATTTATTGCCATAGCTTCCGCGTGCATAGCATCCCATGCTTCCACATCCGTTGCTGAGTTACCTGATTTTGATTTCAACCAGTAGGCGCGGAATGCACGATTTTTTGTCGCGTAGTCGATGAATATATTTGTTTCCAGCGCATCAGCGTGGCACTGTTCGATTGCTGCATTAATGTCAGCTTTCAACTGGTGGGCCACAATCACATCTCGGTCGCTGATTGCGTCATTGAACTCTTCAATCATGTTCTCTATGGCAATGCGCGACTGGTCGAAAATCTTCATCACGCCATCAACAAAACAGAGAACCCGTGTAGGCAGGCGGGAACAATTAACGAATTCTTCGCCTACCAGCTCGTAATCGTCATCGATGACAATGTTAAATTCTGCTGTACACCATAAAGCTGATTTGTGCGGGCGAGCCAGAAATTCCATACCATTTTCGAGGCGAGTACCGGTAGCTTCTTCTGCAATTTGAAAACCGTCGCGGCGCTGATAAACCATGAATTTTCTTTCCATAACCTATCTCCTTTGTCGTTGCCCTTAAGCCAGGCGGGCTGAACGTTTTTGCTGAGAACACTGTGCGTGTTTCGATGGTTGAAGATTAGCTTTAGCTAACACTTAGATCAAGAGAAAAATGTAAGCTATGGCTAACATTTTTAATGTGGGAGGTTAACAGTATGAAAATTAATGGATTATTTTTTTATAGTTCGCTTACGTGCTTGGAGGAGTTCTTCGAATAGGATATTGAAGCTTTCTACTCGGGCGCGCATTTCGCTAAGCTGAGCTTCCTGTTCTGACTCTGGGAGAGCATTAAACAGGTCTAATAACTCTTGCTGACGTTCATCAAGAGGAGGGGTTTGTTCAACAGGAGCGCCCGGCGAAACCTCTTCATCACCGTACATTATCCAAGTTGGTGAGCACTGGAGCACTTTACTGAGGGCGAAAAGATTCTTCCCTGAAGGCTCGCTGTCATCACGTTCCCACTGAGAAACAGATACATGCGATATCTTCAGAGCCTTCGCTAGCGTTCGTTGGGTAAACTTCAGATCTTTTCTGCGCGATCTGATTCGTTCACCGATTGTTAGTTTTGACATATCCATAGTTAGCTAATGCTAAATCTAATTGACTCTGTTATTGTTACCTTCTATTGTGTTAGCTAAAGCTAACAAATAGAGGTCGAAAAATGCTTACAAAGGATGCATTGGGTTACTTCGGTAGTAAAAGCAAATTAGCCAGCGCTGCTGGAGTAAAAATCCAATCAATTTATAACTGGGGAGAACTAGTTCCAGAGGCTCGGGCGTCAAGATTACAGATTGCTTCAGGCGGTGAGCTTGTCTATGACTCCGCTGTATACGACGCACATGCTAAAGCAAAGCACGCAAAGGGACTGAATCATGAAAATCACCCCAACGATTGAGCAAATCGCCTCTGGTGTTGAATCATGGGCGCAAGCAGATGGCTGGAAAACAGTAGCCGTCCGTTTTGCTGACGAGTATCAGCAGAAAGTTGGGGGAGAGTTAATCCCTCCTGCTGTCGATGAACACGGGATCAGGAACGCCACGCAACGTGTAAAACGTATCTTTAGCTTAAGTGGTCCTCGCTACGTCAAAATGGCATCGAGTTTGTCTGATATCGCGCTTGACGCAATGCCCACACGCCGACGCATGGAAATTGAAGAACCTGATTCTCCAGCTCTGCTAACTGCTAAAGCAATGGAGGCGTATAGCGCTGCAATTGCTGCACTAACAATCAGGTGTCCTACCGCCACTATCAAACTGAATAAGGCGATGGAACACCTTCAGGCTTTGATACCAGTAGCGGATATGCTGATTCATTAAATTGGTGGCTGTATGAGTATGTCTTTGATGGTCTTGGCTATGAAAGCGCGGGTGGGAAATCCTCTCCGGAAATTAGTGCTGATAAAGCTTGCTGATAATGCCAGTGATAGCGGTGAATGTTGGCCTGCGGTTGCGACCATAGCGTTTGAATGCGAAATATCAGAACGCTCAGTTCAGAACCATATTAAACAGCTTGTGGCTGATGGTTTTGTACGCGTTGAAGAGCGTAGAGGGGCAAACGGCGTAAATCGTTCCAACATCTACCATTTATCCTTTAATAATAACGGTGCAAATGCTGCACCCTATCAGAACGGGAGCATTTCAGAGGGTGCAAATGCTGCACCCTATGGTGCATCTCCTGCCCCCCAGGGTGCAAATGGTGCAGGGGGGGAGGGTGCATCTCCTGCACCCAGAATCAGTCAGTTATTAGATCCAGTCATTGAACCTAAAGATCCCCCTTTATCCCCCAAGGGGAAATCAACCAATAAAAAATTTGACCCGCTGCTTGTGGATCTTCCCGAATGGTTACCACGACAAGTTTGGTCTGAGTGGGTCGCGTACCGACGACAACTCCAGAAGCCAATTAAGACGCAATACGGTGTAACAGGCGCTATCAACAAACTGGAAGAATTCAGACGACAAGGTTACACACCTCTGGTGGTGATTGCTCACAGCATGGCAAATGAATATCGCGGGTTATTTGCTCCGCCAGTTGTTCCAGCGACGTTGAAAAATTCAGTGGTAGGAATTTCGACACCAGATGCCGAAATTCCTACAGGCTTTAAGGGGTAGTCATGAAGAATTTATCTGATGCCATGAAAAGATTGCAGCGGATTATTCCGGCAGGTATATCACCGAAATTTTCCAGTGCTAAGGAGCTGATGGAGTGGCAGCAGGAAGAGGGGCGCAAACATTCAGAGCAACTAAATCGAGAAAACCAGCGTACCAGAATTGAAAAAAAATTCGGTCGCTCTGGCATTCGTGATCGATATCAGAACTGTACTTTTAAAAACTACACAGTTGCGAATGAAGGTCAGAAAAAGGCCCTCACAATGGCTAAATCCTGGCTAAATAATTTTGGTTCAGGCTGTGCGTGCTTCGTGTTTAGCGGCTCTCCTGGAACCGGGAAAAATCATCTTGCGGCAGCAATTGGTAATGCATTACTGGCACAACAAAAAAGTGTGTTGATTATTACTATAGCTGACCTGATGACTGAATTTAAAGCCAGCTTCAACGGAGGAAAGTCTGAAGCAGAGCTTATGGACGACATTTGTCGTGTTGATCTGCTGATTCTTGACGAAGTTGGTGTCCAAATGGATTCGAAGTACGAAAAGGTAATTCTTCACCAGATCATTGATCGCAGAACTTCAATGTTTAAGCCCGTAGGAATCCTTACAAATCTGAATTTTGCAGAACTCAGCCACGCCATCGGAGAGCGAGCGATCGATAGATTGCAAATGGAAGGAGGGGTATGGGTGATTTTCAACTGGGACAGCTACAGATCGAGAGCGAAATGATACGTGCTTTGTCGAAAAATTGATAAACATTCCCTATTAAATCTAATAATAAAAAAAAGTTCCTGTCAGTACAAAAACTGTGCAACTAATTGAAAATATGTATTTTTATCAAAAATTGTATGTTTAGGCTGGTAAGAATCACTGTATGAATGTACAGTAAAAGGCGTAACACAAAGTTAAGGTACTCAGCGATCACTTACTGCTGGGAAACTGTAACGAACAGACTCGCGATGGAGGCGGTAGGGACAAATCCATGCAGCAGACAGAGGACAATCACTGTGTATATACCTGATGATCTAGTTAGAGGTTTACACGACAGTACACGACCGCTTCTCATTTTTCGCAATGATGATGGTTCGTTCAAATGTGGATTTGTTCTGCGTCCTGATGAGTTCGTTACAAGCCTAATCAAATTAAACGAAGCAAGAAAAGCTGCGGGATTGCCGATTGTAGACGTGTTGGGTAATCCTCTATAATGTTATTCAGGGTCTGAACAACCCGCTGAAACACTGTGCCACCGGAGAGAACGATGGCACATATACATATAGTTAAAATCAATACTGAGTTACTGGCTCCGGCAACTGAAGAGGCCAGGATTTTCTTGCATCGCGTTAAACTTGGCGAGTGGATTCACGCCGATTTTAAACGAGTGAGAAATTACCGCTTTCACAAGAAATTTTTCAAACTCCTGCAACTCGGTTTTGAATACTGGACACCGACAGGCGGCATGGTAACGCCTGAAGAATGTCAGTTTCTGGACGGGTTCATCGCATTCGTGTGTAAACGCGTTGGTGAGGGGCATAGCGCAGCATTTGATGAAGCAGCAAATCTCTATATCAACGAACAGTCAATTCATCGGTCAAACGATACGGCGTTACTGAAAGATTTCGAAGCGTTTCGCGAATGGGTAACTGTCCAGGCTGGATACTTCACGGCGCATATTAATCCTGATGGTAGCCGCTGGCTCCGCGCAAAATCGATATCATTTTCAAATATGGATGAGTCCGAGTTTGAAGGGCTATATAAATCCGTTCTGAATGTGCTCTGGAACTACATTCTTTATCAGAAATTTTCCTCTCAAACTGAGGTGGAAAACGTTGCGGCTCAGCTTCTGGAGTACGCAGCATGAAGAGAAAAGCGGCAGACCTACGCAAAGCTGCACGCGGGCGCGAATGCACAATTCGCATCCCTGGCATCTGCAACCACAATCCTGATACATCATGTCTGGCGCATTACCGGCTGGCGGGTACTTGTGGTACCGGATGCAAGCCTGACGATGAACAGGGGGCTATTTCCTGTAATGCCTGTCACGACGTTATCGACGGGAGGGTTAAAACGACAGAGTTCAGTTATGAAGAGCTTCGGCTTATGCACGCCGAGGGGATCCTCCGCACTCAGTTAATCTGGAGAAAGGAGGGGCTACGATGAACGCTCAGCAGCTCGAGTATATTCGGATTAAGCTTCGCCAGGCGCTGGTGGATGACTCAGGAAACACCAAAGGCCAGCTTGAGGCATTCGCAGAACACCCACCAGCTGATAAGAACCGCAATCCCCGCCAGCGTATTCATGTTGTAGAACTGGATAACGGTCGAGGGGGACTGAGAAGAGTCAAAGCCGAAAATACAGCCCTGTACGTGCTGGAGACGCGTAGTCGCCTCAGCCCGATGCCTCCGATAAGAGAAAAGGCCTTCTCTTCTTGTGCGTGGCGTCGAGCCGTTCTGGCGCTAAATGCCAGCCAGCAGGCCTGGCTGAAATACTGCTATGGTTTTGATCTTCATTTCGGTTATCAGACTGAAATTTGTCGCTATATATGGAATAACTACGAAAGCGGTCTGGATGGTGCAAAGTTGCAAAAGAGGATTAAGCGCCGATTGATTTCCCTTGTGTGGCTGGCTGCGCAGGAAGTTGCGGCGAGGAACAACAACGACACATATAAAGAATATGCAGCCACGGCGTTAGCTAATTTTCTCTCTATTAATCGCGATACGTGGTATCAGACCTATGCTGAACCGTGGCGGGTTTTTAAGCTGCTGGCATCTGAACTGGATAGAAGGGGGTTATGTGATATTGGACTGATTTTAAAGATTGGCGAAAAAGAGTGATATTGCAAAACCCGACAATTTATGCCATATTTAAGCCTAATTTTGATATGTTGTCATAATTACATACTTTTCAATACTTGGCGCTTAACATCGGCTTTTGGTAGCATAAATGGAACAGCTTGAAACTGACTTCACAGCTCTTTTCACTGGTGGAGATATGCCCGAACCGCATGCGCGTTTGGCCATACTTCGTTTTACTACTATTTTTTCTCTTTATGAGGCTAAGCTTTGTAACTGTGAAGCGAAACAGAGTAGTTCTAATGATTATGCAAAAGAGTTTCTGCGCTCAGGGTTTAGCGATGTTGCGAAACTATGCGATGTTTTTCAACATTGCAAAAAACGCTATTTTCCCGGCGGTGAAGAAAGCTCAAAGTTTAAGAGCCTGTGTGGTTTCAGGAATGGTGGAAAAAAATCAGCCACACCGACAGAACTTAGGAATAGCATAACAGAGATTTTGCAACACCCCGAACCTACCATAGAAGATAAATTGACTGTGTGTTTGTTCTTTTGTTTTCGACTACGGAACAATTTATTCCATGGGCCAAAATGGAATTATAATATAAACCATCAAAGTGAAAATCTTAATTTGGCCGCTGATTTGCTTTTATCTATATTGCTTGAGACAAAAGAAAAATCATGGAGTTTTTATAAATAATGGTATTCAAAACCCGCCATAAGCGGGTTTTTTTAATAAAATTGGCTTCATGATTATTTTGTTGTTGCGCCTATTTGCTGCATTTTGCTGATTACCCGATCCAGTTCTTCGGGTGTCAGGGCCAATTGTGCTGCCATATAAAACAGGATATGCGGCGACATAGCGCGAGGCGACTCCCCGCCGGTATACTTTCTCCACTGGCTATTACTCGCGACGCCAGCAAGGTCTGCCATCTGGTTCCCTGTATATCCCAGCTCATCTTTCAAGCGGTTGAGATCATCAGGTGAAGGTGGCGTGTAATCGTTAATTAATCGCATATATCGCCTTTTAAAAAAAAGCCCCTTTCGGGGCTTCTTGTCAGAAAAATTTGAGTAGCACTGTCGTTATGGTAGCTACTGCACCGATTAAGCTGGTTGCTACTACTATCGGATACCAAGCTGATTCCCGGTTCAGTTTAGATGTTTCAGCAATCAGCTTTGCAATCTCTGCGTTAACTTTTGCTAATTCTGCCTGAGTCATTTCAGCGTTGCTCATATGTTCTTCCTTTCGGGTTCGGGCTGCGGCCTTTCCGCTACCTCATGTGATTAATAATAGCCCCTTTGGTGCTAGCTGTCAATCTCAGAAAGATAAAAAATTCACCAATTCCCGCATCAGTGCGGTTTTTTTGTTCTCAGACTCTCGGGATCATCATCGATGCGCTTCGTTGTTAAATCCAGCCCGAAGTGTCTGACCCTCTATAACTACAGCGCCATCCGTCTATCGGAGGTGGGACATGTATCGAATGGACAAACTTACAACAGGAGTTGCCTACGGAGCATCAGCAGGCAATGCGGGATTCTGGTTGCTGCAACTACTCGACAAAGTATCTCCTACGCAATGGGCGGCTATTGGCGTTCTCGGGAGTCTGGTTTTTGGATTACTGACGTATCTGACGAATTTATATTTCAAAATTAAAGAAGACAGGCGGAAAGCCGCCAGGAGGGAATAATGTCTCCGGCATTTCGGAAAACCGTTCTTGCGGCGGTCAGCGGTGGGGCGATTGCTATAGCTTCAGCACTAATCACAGGCACTACCGGTAATGATGGCCTTGAGGGTGTTCGGTATGAGCCTTACCGTGATGTTGTTGGCGTTTGGACGGTCTGCTACGGGCATACAGGAAACGACATCATACAAGGAAAGACATACACAAAAGCCGAGTGTGACGCCCTGCTGAATAAAGACCTGGCTTTAGTAGCTCGCCAGATTGATCCGTTCATTCAGAAACCAATCCCAGAAGCAATGCGCGGGGCGCTGTACTCATTCACCTATAACGTTGGTGCGGGAAATTTCAAATCCTCAACACTGCTACGCAAAATAAACCAGGGTGACATGAAAGGTGCTTGCGAACAGCTTCGACGCTGGACATATGCAGGAGGAAAACAGTGGAAGGGACTGATTACCCGGCGCGAGATTGAACGGGAGGTGTGCTTGTGGGGGCAGGAATGAAGTGCGTAATAGTTCTTTCTGTTGCGGTTTGGATTACGGTTATCGTCCTTTCGTGGCGGGCTGGCTGGAACTCCCACGCTGAGCACGTAAACGCCATGGCGGCAAAGAAAAGAGAAGAGGCCGAAAAATCAATACAGCAGGTTGAGAAAAAAGCTGCTAACGCTACTGAAACCGGAAAGGTCATTTACAAAACAATAACCCGTGACGTGGTGAAATATGTACAGACTCCGAATCGCACTGTGTGTCAGTTTGATAGTCATGCTGTGCAGTTGCGCCAGCGTGCAATCGACGCTGCCAACACCATCCCCGGATTTGATGAATCCTCCTTGCAGGGCCAGTAATGCTGGAAACAATTCCGACGAGGATTTGCAGGCCGATATTGAAACGGCTGAATGTCTGCGACAATTGCGATTAGACAAATACCGCTGGCAGGCCTACTACAAGGCCATTATCTGAAATGGGTAATCGATCATATGTGCATCTATTTCGCCGATTATGAAAAATCAGAAAGTGGCCTGAAGGGGTTTTTTGAGTCTGGGATTTGAAGTGTGAGGATTTTCGGCATTACAGAAGGCCTTCCCAGCGAGGGGCTTCGATAATGCAAAGCTGTTGGCAGTTTCCCACCGCGTACCTAGCGCTCAATTTTTGACAGCTTTTTTATTATGCAGATGAGAAGAAAAGGAAGAATGGGCGACCGCCGGCAGCTTGGACCCTGCCGACAGTCATCATACCCATAGAGCAGGTCATGAGTATAACCGAGGCCCACCAGCTCTCGAGAGCCGGGCCAGTTTACGCAGGTTTGAGCCGTGACTGAACAAAAAATTTCTATTCGTTATCTTGAGCGCTCAAAATTAAAACCGTTTGAGCGCAACGCGATGATCCATTCCGATGCTCAGGTGGCACAGATTGCAGCCAGTATTGAAGAGTTTGGATGGACAAACCCGGTTTTGATTGATGAGAACAGCGAAGTGATTGCTGGGCATGGTCGGCTGGCTGCAGCCGAGTTGCTGGAGATATTTTCGATACCAACAATCACCCTTCGTGGCCTGACTGACGCACAAAAGCGTGCGTATCGCATTGCAGATAATAAATTGCCGCAGGGCGCAGTATGGGACGATGCGTTACTGAAGGCTGAGCTTGAATCATTGAGTGCGGAAGGATTCGATCTGAATCTGACGGGCTTCAACGATTTTGAAATCGGTTCTATGAAAGGGGATGCAGGGGATATTCCTGGCGAGCACTGGATCGGAATGCCCGAGTTTGAGCAGGAAGAAAAGCAGGGAGTTAAACAGCTTATCGTGCACTTCGAAACAGAAAGTGATGTTCACGCGTTTGCTGAACTGGTAGAGCAGACCATTACCGATAAAACGAAGTATATCTGGTACCCGGCTAAGGCGAGGGAACGTCTCAAAGATAAGGTGTATCTCAGCGATGAATCCTAAGTTCCCCCTCTACATCGTCAGCAAAGGGCGCTGGGAAAGCCGATTGACGGCTAAAACACTTGAGCGCCTGCAGGTACCGTATTTTATCGTTATTGAAGAACAGGAATACGCGCAGTATTCAGCGGTTATCGATAAAGAAAAAATACTGGTTCTGAATAAAAAATATCAACGTGATTACGACACATTTGATGAGCTTGGACTGACTAAAAGCGTCGGCCCTGGCGCAGCGCGTAACTTTGTATGGGACCACTCAATCGCTGGTGGTTATCCGTGGCATTGGGTGATGGACGATAACATTCGTGCGTTCTACCGGTTGCACAAAAACAAGCGTTTGAGGGTTGGTGACGGGACGATATTCCGCTGTATGGAAGATTTCGTTTTGCGTTATGAAAATGTCGCTATGGCGGGACCGAATTACTACATGTTCGCGCCTGACAGACAAAAATGTCCTCCGTTTATCACGAATACACGGATTTATTCCTGCAATCTGATTCGTAATGATTCGCCGTTCCGCTGGCGCGGCCGTTACAACGAGGATACGGACTTATCTCTGCGTATGTTGAAGGCTGGCTGGTGCACTATCCAGTTCAATGCTTTTTTGCAGAATAAAGTTGCGACTCAAAAAATCAAAGGTGGGAACACTGCTGAGTTTTATGCTCAGGAAGGGACCTATAACAAATCCCGAATGCAGGTCGAAATGCATCCTGATGTGTCTAGGATGGTTTTTAAATTCGGCCGGGTACATCACCACGTTGACTATTCGCGGTTTAAATCTCTCCGGTTACGTTTACGTTCTGATATTCAAATCACCGATGGAGCAGACAACTACGGAATGGTTCTGAAAGAGAACTATACGGAGTAATCATGTTCGATCGGCAAAAAGTGCAGGTTTTAGCTGCTCGCCGTCTAACCGAGCAGCAAATTGCGGATGTTCTGGAAATCGACCTTCAGGAACTGAAACAAAACAGGGATGAGCTTTCCAGTTTCCGGAAAGAAATCAGGATAGGCAGAGCGAAAAGCGAGGCTGAGTTACGAGGGGCTTTGTATAAAAAAGCGAAAAGTGGCGATGTAGGTGCTTACCATGAATTACTGAGGCGTGAAAAGGATAGTGACCCATGAGTAAACCGGAAGAGGGCAACCTGGAGCGTGATTATTGTGCCGGCGTTCTCTCTCTCCGGGATCTCGGGAAGAAGTACGGAAAGACGGAAGGCGCAATAAGGAAGCAGGCTAAAAAAAACGGCTGGGTACGCATAAAAAAAAACGGTACGCAGGTACGCAAAAACGGTACGCAAAAAAAGGACCGCGTACCGGTCATTGCACCTGATGACCGAGCATCAAAAGATAGGGCGATTTCCCCTGGAGGTAGAGACATAGATCAGGAAGAAAGTTTTTCCTTTGATCCTGATGAATTCGGACTCACAGAGAAAGAATCCAGATTTGTATTTTACTTTTTAAAAACAGGAAATCGTGCAGAAGCATATCGACAAGCTGGCTACGAGGGAAAGGGCAATACAGCCTATGTAGAAGGCAGTCGGATGTATCGAAAACCTAAGATTTCAAAAGCTATCCGTTATCTGAAAGAACGGTTTCGTAAACGCTATACCGCAGATATAGATGAACTTGTCGATCAACTGATGGCTATCATCCGCGCCGACCCGAACGACATCGCCTTCTATCGGCGTGTTAACTGTCGTTACTGCTGGGGCGAGAATCATCTTTATCAGTGGCGTGACATTGCAGAGTTCGATAAAGCGGCGGAAGCGGCAAGCAAGGAAGGGAAAGAATCACCGGAATATGGCGGTCTCGGATTTGTTGATGTGATGGATCCGAATCCTGATTGCCCCCGATGCTATGGAGAAGGAAAAGGACAAATGCACATCAACGATACCAGGGATCACGAAGGTCCAGAAAAACACCTGTTTGCTGGGGTAAAGCTCGGAAAATTCGGTATTGAAATACTAACCGAAGATAAAAAAGCGGCGCGGCAATTACTGGCCCAGTTGATAACGAAATTCGACCTGGGCAGCAATTCAGAAAACGTCCCTCGGAGCCTTAACGATTACTATGCAGATATTAGAAAGACCAAGCCTGAATCCGGCGCTCAGGGAATTCTGGGAGACGCAGGCGAGGAATAAAGTTTTGGTTGGCGGCCGTTCATCATCCAAGTCGTGGGATGCTGCTGGCATTGCGACGTTCATGTCTGATAACTACCGACTTCGATTTTTATGTACCAGACAGATTCAGAACAAAATCGATGAGTCCGTTTATGCGCTACTGAAAATTCAGATCGAGCGCTTTGGATTACGCCATCGCTTCAGAATTCTTGATAATAAAATAATCAATCGATATACGGGGTCGGAATTTATTTTTTATGGGCTGTGGCGACACATTGAAGAAATAAAATCGATTGAAAGCGTTGATGTTCTCTGGAATGAAGAGGCGCACGGCATGACCGCCGGACAATGGGAGATTCTGGAGCCTACGATAAGGAAAGAAGGATCAGAGTGTTGGTTTATATTTAACCCCCGGCTGGCGACTGATTTTGTCTGGAAAAACTTTGTCGTAAACCCGCCACCTGATACGTTGATCAGAAAAATAAATTACGACGAAAACCCTTTCCTCAGCGACACAATGATAAAGGTCATCGAGGCTGCAAAGCAGCGAGATCCAGAGTTATTCGAACACATTTATCTAGGGGTGCCTAATACCGATGATGATGATTCAATAATTAAACGTTCGTGGATTGAAGCGGCTGTTGATGCTCATAAAACGCTAGGGTTTAAGGCTGAGGGGCGCGGGCGTCTTGGGTTTGATGTTGCTGATAGCGGTAAGGATAAATGCGCTAATGTTTACGCTCGCGGTTCTGTGGCTCTATGGGGCGATGAATGGAAAGCTGCTGAAGATGAGTTAATGAAAAGCTGTAAGCGGACTTTTAATGCGGCGCTTAAATACGATTCAGAAATCATCTATGACTCAATAGGCGTCGGAGCATCCAGCGGTTCAAAATTTAAAGAAATAAATGAGGACCGTCGCCAAAAGGAAAGATTTGCTAAACAAATCGAGTATCACAAATTTAATGCTGGTGATGGAATTTTTCAGCCTGACAAAATTTATCAACCCGGTATTCGCAACAAAGATTTTTTCTCAAACCTTAAAGCGCAGTCCTGGTGGCTGGTAGCAGACCGTTTTCGTAACACGTTTAATGCTGTTAAACGCGGGGAAGTTTATCCGACCGACGATCTGATCAGTATCGACAGTGATTTCCCATTACTGGAGAAGTTGAAGGATGAGCTATCGGCACCGAAGCGTGATTTTGACAAAAACGGACTTGTGAAAGTGGAAAGTAAGGATGATTTGGCAGATCGAGGCATACCGTCACCAAACATTGCAGACGCGTTCATCATGGCTTTCGCTCCGGTAAAAACGAGGCGGAGCGTATTTGGTTAAACAGGCCGGGAATATCCGGCTTTTTATTTGCAGGAGGCTTATCTGGTGGGATGGTTATTTAAACGCAAAAAAGCTGAGGATAAAGCGAATACCGTCCCGCCGCGGGAAAGCTTTTTCAGTACCCATCGGGAAAGCAGCGATCCGTCGGCTGTCTCGACCGCACTTTCCAGGGTAACGCAGGCTATCAGGGCATCACTGCCGCGAGCGGTCGCCAGTGACGGGACCAATGACAGCTATGATGACGGCGGCAACCTGGCATCACCTCATGTCTCCGCAGGCGGCACAGTCAGCGACAGCCTGTTTCTCTGGTACGCCAATAATAATTTTATCGGCCACACGATGTGCGCCATCATCGCCCAGCACTGGCTGGTATTTAAAGCCTGTGACATGCCGGGGCGCGATGCTATTCGTAACGGATACACCGTACAGTCTGAGGACAGCGAAGAACTGCCGCCGGAAGCGGTCAAGATGCTGACCCGTTACGACAAGAAATTTAACGTCAATGAAAAGTTGCGGAACTTCATCACCTTTGGTCGCGTATTCGGGATCCGCGTTGCGCTGTTTAAAGTCAAAAGCACCGACTCGAAATACTACGAAAACCCGTTTAACCCGGACGGGGTGACGCCTGGCAGCTATAAGGGCATAACACAAATCGATCCGATGTGGTGTGTGCCGGAGCTGGACGCTGACAGCGTGAGCAACCCGGCGAGCCTCCACTTCTACGAGCCGATTTACTGGTTGATTAACGGCAAGCGCTATCACCGTTCACACCTGATTATCTATATTCCGCATCCTGTCGCCTCGATTCTGAAACCGTCTTATCAATACGGCGGCGTGTCGGTACCGCAGAAAATTATGGAGCGGGTATACGCGGCAGAACGGACAGCAAACGAGGCCCCGGCGCTGGCGCTGAGCAAGCGCACCACGGTGTTAAAAACCGATATGGCCAAATTTATGGCCAACGAGGATAAAGCCACTGAGAACCTGGCGAAATGGGTCCAGTACCGCGATAACTACGGCGTGAAGCTGGCCGATAAAGAAGAAGATGACATCAGCCAGTTTGATACGGCGCTGGCGGACTTTGACGCTCTGATCATGACGCAATACCAGATTGTTGCTGGCGTTGCTGAGGTGCCGGTGACGCGCCTGATGGGGACTCAGCCGAAGGGGTTTAACTCCAATGGCGACTATGAAGAGAACACGTATCACGAAACGCTGGAATCTATCCAGACCCACGACATGACGCCGATGCTTGAACGCCATCACCTGCTGGTTATGCGGTCCTACGTCGCGCCGAAGCTTGGCATAGAACCGGTAGAAACGTCAGTGAACTGGAACACGCTGGAAAGCCTGACCCTGAAGGAAAACGCGGAGGTGAACGAAATCAACAGCCGCACCGATCTGAACCTCGTCAACGTAGGCAGCATTGACCAGTACGATTCACGCGATCGACTCATCAGGGATAAAGACAGCGGTTACAGCAATCTTGCACCAGCTGAGCCGCCGGACGACAGCGACTTATCCGGGGAGGGTAACGCCAATGGCGAAACGGGTTCGAAAAATGCCCCGCCGACAGCGCCCGATATCACGCGCTAACCTGCTACGCGGCGCGGCGGTATTTGTCCCGATCAGCGCCGGGCAGGAGTACCAGCACCGCATCACCCGAGAGTTTGACCTGATGCGCGCGGACGTCCTGCAACAAATTACCACCCTTTTTAAAAACACCGATTCCCCTGTTATGGATGCAACTATGGACGCCAGCATAGTGAACGCTGCCGCCGGGCTGTTGCGTCGTCTGCGCCGGACGTGGCAGGGGCTTTTTGATGAAATGACCGAAGACGCCACGAAATGGATGATTGAGCGGGTGACCGGCAGCGCCGGAACCGCGGTTAAACGGTCCCTGGAGGAAATTGGCGAAGGGGTATCCCTGAATCTCAATATGCAGTCGGCGGCGGTGAAGGAGGTTATCAGAGCGGGCAGCTACGAAGCCGCAAACCTGATTAAGCGCGTACCAGGGCGGTATCTGGACGATATCGGCGATGAGGTCATGCGCTCTATCTCTGCCGGGCGAGGCCTGGCGGACCTGCAACCGGCGCTTGATTCCTATGGCGTGAAGGTCAGGAACTGGACGCGGAATGTCGCGCTGGACCAGACCCGCAAGGTTTACAACAGCGTCACCCGGGAAGGCTTCAAAAGCGCGGGGATCCGGCGGTGGGAATGGGTTCACAGTGGAGGCAGTAACGACCCTCGCGAGTATCACCTGATGGACGCACCGGCAGGTCTGAACGGTGGCATTTTCAGCTTTGACGATCCCCCGATTATTGACAAACGAACCGGCGAGCGGGGTTTCCCCGGCCAGTTGCCTTACTGCCGCTGTACGCTGCGGCCGGTCGTGGATTTTGAGGATTAGCAATGCCAGACACAAAACGCGTTTACGACGTCAACGGGTGGGCTGAGATACGCGATAACCCGATATTGCGCGCCGGTATTTTTGAGTACCTGGGGCGCAATCTTCCTGGCGCACCGGACCCCAACAAAGTTTACAGAGTCTGGCGACCGGAAGAAGAACTGGAAGACCCGGAGTGTGCGGCATCCTTCAGGCTGCTGCCCTGGATTGATGATCATCCCTCCGGCCTGCTGGGCGAAGAGGAGGACGGCTACACGCCGCCCGAGGATGCAGGAGTACACGGCACGATCGGCGAGCGGGTTTATTACCGCGACGGCGTGCTGTTGGGGAATATCAAATTATTTTCTACTGCGCTGGCCGGGCTGGTGGCTGCGGGGAAAAAGGAGTTATCGCCGGGGTATCGCGCCCGATACAAATTTGTACCCGGAATAGCGCCAAGTGGGGTGGCTAAAGGCCAGCCTTACGATGTGATCCAAAGCCGTCTACGGGGTAATCACCTGGCGTCGGTTTTAGAAGGTCGGCAGGGTCCGTCAGTGGCGGTACTCGACGGCATAACGTTAGATGCAAAGGATATTTATATGGCAGATGAAAACACCGAAAACACACCAGTTGTGGCGACTGATGGCGAGACTGCCAGCACCGTATCGCTGGAAGAGGGCATGAAGATTTTTTTAACCATGCTCCCTGTATTGCAAAAACTGATTGCGGCTACCAGTGAAACACCGGCAGAACCGGCACCAGCGGAAACGCCAGCGACCGCAGATAACGACCAGACACTGGACAATGACGATGAAGAGGATGGCACGCAGGACAGCGAAGACGGTGACGGTGACGATAAAACCGCCGTTGCGGTCACGCTGGACGCCATGGACAGGCGGATCCGCAGCGTGGAAACCAACAGCGTTAAATGGATGATGCGAGAACTGAACAACCGTAACGATCTGGTTAATCGCCTGTCACCGCATGTTGGCACGTTCGACGCCAAAGACATGACCACGGCCGAGGTGGCGAGCTACGGGCTGAAAAAGCTGGGCATCAGTGCGCCAAAAGGGCAGGAAATGACGTATCTCAGCGGGTACCTGTCCGGCGTGGAAAAGGCACCTGCGCGGGCTGTCGTGCAGTCTGGCGCAACGCTGGACAGCGCTGATGCTGGTGGGGCTATTGGTCGTTACCTCTCAGGGGAGAAGAAATAATGAAGTTTCAGCAGAAAGTAAATTTTGATTACGGCTTTGGTATTCCTGGCGAGGTGGCCTTTGACGGCCCGATCCGGGCAAAACCGGGCGTACTGAAAAGCGACGACGAGAAAAACAACGTTTTCGGGCGCGTTTTCACCCTGAACGCCGACGGCAAAACCATTGGCGCGGGTGGTGAGGGCGAGTTCTGGGGCATCCTCGGGGACCCGAAAACCCATACCTATACCGGGCGCGTTGGCGATGATGCCTCCAGCCTGTACGTTTCAAACGGCGTTGTTGGATCGTTTTATGATATGGCCCTTATCAACGTGCTGACCAGCGAGGCGGCGCAGATCGGCGATAACCTCTGGTACGACACCGGCACCGGCGAAATCATCGCGCAGGACAAGACCGTGACCACCCTTGCGGGTCACCTGCAGGTACCAAACGCCAAAGTTACGCGCCTGCCGCAGGAAAGCGCCACCGGCGGCCTGATTGTTGCGCAGCTTACCAACTAAGGAAATCAGAGAATGAATGAATCAAAAGTGCTTAGCTCGCTGGCGCCGCGTAACGTCCGACCGCTGCAACTGACGCGAGACGATATTGCGGCCAGCGCACATCGCGAACTGAGTTTGCTGGGGATTAACATTCCTCAGAATATCATCGGTGACATGGTAGAGGGCATGGGGCTTGACAGTAATGACGTTGGCCTGATGCCGTCGCCGCTGCCGGGTATGCTTCCGGCGGGGTCGGCAACGCCGATCCAGTTCCTCCAGGCATGGCTCCCCGGGTTTGTGCGCGTCATGACGGCAGCGCGCAAAATTGACGAACTGATCGGTATTGATACCGTCGGAGCATGGGAAGATGAAGAAGTTATTCAGGGTGTTATTGAATTTGTTGGCCAGGCGGTACCTTACGGCGACCATACCAATGTTCCGCTCGCGTCCTGGAATGTGGGCTATGCGCGCCGTACTGTCGTGCGCTTTGAGTCGGGGATCAACGTTGGCCGTCTTGAAGAAGCGCGGTCCGCTCGCGGTAACATTGCATCGGCAGCGGAAAAACGCGCTGGCTCGGGCCTGTTCCTCGAAATCCAGCGTAACCGGATCGGCTTTTACGGCTTCAACAACGGGGAAAACAACACCTACGGATTCCTGAATGAGCCGAGCCTGTTACCGGCGGTGACTGCCGCGGTCGGGGCGAGCAGCTCAACAAAATGGAACAGCAAAACGTTCCTGGAAATCACCGCGGACATTCGCCAGCTGGCGAACTTGCTGCAGGTACAGAGCATGGACAACTTCGACCCGGGGACCTCATCCTGGACGCTTTCCCTCCCGACCGGTACAAACCAGTATCTGACCGTCGTTTCTAACTTTGGCGTGTCTGTCCGCCAGTGGGCGCGTGAGAACTACCCGGGACTGCGCTTTGTGACGGCACCGGAGCAACAGGCCGCAATCGGGGGTGCCGATGTGATGTATGGCTACCCTGAGACTTTCGACGATGGCTCCAGCGATGGCGGCAAAATCTGGCAACAGCTGGTGCCGAGTAAATTCTATGCGCTGGGCGTTGAAAAACGTTCTAAATCCTACGTCGAAGACTATTCCAACGGCACCGCGGGCACGCTACTGAAACGCCCTGTGATGGTCGTGCGTATGGTTGGCATTTAAGCCGGACAAAGCAGGACGCAGGGGGCGAAAGCCTCTTTTTTTATGCCCACAGGGAGCCGTCAGGCTCCTTTTTTACTGCAGGTGATAATTATGTTTTACGTATTTTCCACAATGTCCACAGACGTTGCCTACGCGGTGTACGGCGAAATGGTCAACGATATGCCGACGATTGAGCGACAGATTGTGATTAATGGCGGCGCGAATGTTGCCACAAAAAACCTGATCACGCCTCGCGGAGTGATGACTCCCGTCAGTGATGAAGACATGGAATTGTTGAGTGCTGATCCGGTATTCCAGATGCATAAGCAAAACGGGTTCATTGCCGTGGAGAAGAAAGCAGCAGACCCGGAGAAAGTGGCGGCGGGAATGGAAGCGCGCGATCAGTCTGCGCAGCTGGAGGCCGGTGATTTTGAGGAAGGCAAGGAGCCAAAAACGAAGGTTAAGAAAAAGTAAGAGGCCAGCCCATGGACTACATCATTGATGTTAGCCGATTTCGTAAGCTGTTCCCGGCGATGGCCAGTGAAACCAAATATCCGCCTGAGGTCATCGAGGCGCAGTGGTTCCAGGCACAATGCTTTATCTCTGAGGGAAAAACGCTTCGCGGCGCCTGTTTCGAAAATGTGCTGTACCTCATGACAGCGCACCTGGTCTGGTCGAACTGGTTAATCAGCCAGGGGCAGACAACGGCCAACGTAGTAACGGGGGCGACCATCAGCAAAGTCAGCGTATCCATGCAGCCACCCCCGGCGAAATCGGCCTGGCAGTTCTGGCTGTCAACAACCCCTTACGGTCTCCAGCTCTGGGCGCTACTGAATATCAAGGCCGCTGGTGGCGCGTATATCGGCGGACTGCCTGAGCGTACCGGATTTCGCAAAGTTGGCGGGGTATTTTACTGATGGCTGCGGGGCGCTGGAAATCGACCGGCGGCGAGCGGGTGAAGCTGTTGCGCCAGCAAATCGCGCTGGCCCGCAAACTGGAATCGCGCGTCGGGTGGATGGAGAGTGCCCGCTATGTTGACGGTAAACCTGTTGCCGGGATCGCCGTGGTGCAGGAGTACGGCAGCGAGAAAATGAAAATTCCCTCACGTTCGTTTATGCGCTCAACGCAAGCGGAGCAAAAGGCGAAATGGGATCGCTACATGTATCGGGGTTTTTCTGCTGTCATGGCAGGTAATCAGGATGTTAGGACGCTGTTCGAGGCGATCGGTCAGATAGCCGCCGGGGATGTGCGTAAAAAAATCACCCTGATTTACTCTCCGCCACTGGCGACCAGCACGCTCAAAGCCCGCGCACGTCGCGCCGGGCCGGGGGCGAAAATCATTTCCATCAAACCGCTAAATGACAGCGGCTACATGCTCGCCACGCTGACCAGCCTGGTGGTGGAGGAAGGCAAATAATGATACCGGGTATCAACATTTTGAATATTGCGCTGGGCGTGATTGGCTCCCAGCCTGTGGAGTATTGCCGGGACTCAGGAATGAGCTCCACGCTGGAAAATGGCGTGGTTCGTCGAAAATATGAGGAGGGTGTAACCATCCCGAAATGCAGTGTCCAGGCTGTATCCCGCGACAGTGCAGATCGGCGCGGCCTCGATGTGAACGCTGATTATGTCGAATGGTTCGTACCGCGAGATATCGTCGGTCTGGGGCGGGATAAGTCCGGCGATGAAATCGAGTGGGACGGTCGCCGCTGGAAAATCATTGGACGCTATGAGAACTGGGCCGGACAAGACGGCTGGTGCTGCGGGCTCTTCCAGGAGATTAAACCAAATGCCAGTCGATCGTAATCGTTACGTTAAATTTATTCTTGCCCCTGATTTGTCGAATACCCGCCAGAGTGTTATCCCTCAGCCCGATAAGAAGGGTTTTTATCTGCTCACAGAGAAAGGCCAGGCACTGCTAACAGAAAACGGCGTCGGGCTGGAGCCGGAGGGCGACGATGACGGATAACCAGTTATTTTCGCTGCTACGTACCAGCCTGCTGGCTGAGTTCACCATGATGCGCGGCATGGTGCCGGAGGTGCGTAAAGCGTACCAGCCAGAGCCGGAGGGTATCCCGCTGGCCCCTGCGCTTTATTTGCACAAAATCGCCGACGTGCGCGTAGGTTTCCCCGGCTTCCGGGAGGAAATGGACACCATTAATCAGGTTATGCGGCAAATCACCACGCAGGTGATGATCGCCACATTCCAGGTATCCGCGACGGTGCTCACGGATGACGCTGATCCGCAGGCGCTGACCGCGCCGGACTTGCTGAAGCAGGCCGCGATGATCATGCAGTCGCGGGAGTTCCAGGCAACGGTGATGGCAGAGGGCGCTAACTTTCTGCGTGTCAGTCAGATCCAGAGCGTGGACGTTTCCGGCGACTACGCCGGGCGAGAAATTCAGCCCTTTTTTGAATTCTCCGTTAACCACAAAGATGAATCAGCAAGAGAAATTCCCTTCGTTACCCGCACCGGTTACAGAATCGTGCGCATTTAAGGAAAAACTATGTCAATCGCAATTGATCACTACGTGAAAATCACGTCCGGTGTGGGCGGTGTCGCGCAGGTGCGCCAGCGTGACCTCATTCTGCGCCTGTTTACGCCTAACGTCCTTGTATCGCCTGACGGCGTGCTGGAGTTCACCAGCGCCGATGGCGTGGGAGCATACTTCGGATACGATTCTGAGGAATACCGGCGCGCGGTTTATTATTTTGGCTATATCTCGCCGTCTATTTCAACGCCATCAAAACTGTCATTCTGTCGCGATCAAAGCCAGGCATCGCCGCCGGTGGTGCTGGGGCAGTCTGCAACCTGGAATATTACCGCCCTGAAAGCCGTCAACGGCACGCTGGACGGGACGGTGGACGGACAAGCCTTCACTACCGCAACGGTGAATCTGTCCTCTGCCACGTCGCTGGCCAGCGTTGCGTCACAGGTCACTACAGCATTACGCGCACTGAGCTACGACGTCATGAAAGCCGCGACGGTGGAATATGACCCGCTCCTGGCGCGTTTTGTATTTACCGGCGGCGCTAATGCCGGGGTGGTGGTGAAATTCACCGGCGGTGCTGTCGCGGAGGCGTTACAGCTGGTGGGCGGTGAGCCTGTGGCGGGCGTGGCTAAACCGCTGTCAGAGGCTGAAACCGTGGCCGTGGCGGATGATATTTCGAATAACTATGGCTCTTTCCTGTTTATGCGCACGCTGGACCTTGCGCAGCTAATCAGCATGGCTACAGCAAATGCTGCCAAAAATATCCAGTTTATGTTCCTGGCTGGCTGCACTCGTGCGCAGGCCGAATCATACAGCGCTGCGCTGCTGTCAATCGGGAGTATCGGCCTCACGCTGATTGATGCTGACAATACGGAATTTGATGAACAAATCCCCGGCATTTTGATGGCGGCCACGAATTACAACAAAAAGAACGGCGTCATTAACTACATGTACAAACAGGTAGCGAACGTCACCCCGAAAGTCACCACCACGCCGGACGCAAAGAAATTCGACGCGCTGCGCATCAACTATTACGGACGCACCCAGAACGCCGGGAATACCATCGATTTTTATCAGCGCGGCTCGCTGATGGGCGGCGGCACGTACCCCACAGCAATGAACGTTCACGCGAACGAGCAATGGCTGAAAGATGCGTGTGCGGCGGTGCTGTTAAGCGACCAGCTTGCGCTGGAGCGCATTCCGGCGAATGAAACCGGGATTACCTCGGTACTGACTGCGCTGCAGGGGGAACCCATCGCCCAGGCGCTGGAAAACGGCGTTATCAGCCAGGGCAAATTCCTGACCACATTGCAGAAAAAATACATCACGCAGATCACCGGGGATGATACCGCCTGGACAACGGTTCAGACCGCTGGTTACTGGCTGGATGCCGTGGTGGAAAGCTATATCAACGACAGCGGCGAAACAGAATATCAAATCGTCTACACGCTGATTTACGGCAAAGACGACGTGATCCGCAAAATCACAGGTACCCACGTTTTAATCTAAGGAAAATGCGATGAGTAATGATATTTCAGGTTTTGGCCTGCGGGTAACAATCCGGGCCTCAGTGATGTTCCCGGCGGGTATCACGATCACGCAGTTTGCTGACGATGCCGACCCGCTGGACAGTCCGTCGCAGCAGTTGGCCGACGTCGGGATGGGGCTGAATGGCGACATGGTTCACTGGCGCACCGCGCAGCCGATCCCGGTCACTCTCAATGTCCTGCCGAACACCGGCGATGACAGGAACCTGCGCATCCTGGCTGACGCGAACCGCGTGGCGAAGGGCAAAAACCCCACCAATGACGATATCACGATGACGATTTATTACCCATCCGGCGAAACGCGAATGCTGACTGGTGGCGTTATTACAGACGGCATGGTGGGGAACAGCGTGGCGAGTGCCGGCCGACTGAAAACCAAACCCTACGTTTTTAAATTCGAAAATCAGGTGACTGCATAATGTTAGAACCACTCAATCAGGAATTTACCTGCGGCGACGGGACCAAAAAAACCTTCATTCTCTCGAAGTTCCCGGCCATCGCCGGGCGGGAGATTGTCACGCAGTACCCGATCACCGGCGCGCCGAAAATCGGGGAATACAAAACGAACGAAGCGCTGATGCTGAAATTGATGGCGTATGTCGCCATCGAGACGCCAAACGGTCCCGTGATGCTGGTTACGCCGGAACTGGTGAATAACCACGTCCCGGACTTCGAAACGCTGTTAAAAATCGAATGGGCCATGATGGAGTACAACTGCTCTTTTTTCAGGAACGGGAGCGCCTTACGCTCCCTCGATTCGCTGAAAACGCGGTTCCTCAGCTCGATTTCAAAAACGTTGACGGAGTTATTGGCGCAATTGTCGGGGAAGGCCTCGCCACCCTCCGGGAGCTGAAAGAGCGCTACACCCTGGAGGATGCGCTGGACCTGTACGAAATCATTGCTATCCGGCGCACTAATGAGGCGCTGGCCGTTCAGCACGCAGAGAGGAACAGTCGCCGATGAGCTTATTAGAGGCGTTTTATTACACATTTGGCGCTGATGCCGATCCGCTCGACAAAGCGCTGAAAGAGTCGGAAAAGCGTGCTGACCAGCTTAAAAATAAAGTCTCAGCAGCAGATGAACAGGCCGCGAAGCTGGGAACGTCGTTTGTCAGCCTGGCGCGCAGCGCAGCGGGGCTTCTGGGCGTCACGGTCACGCTTGCCGGAATTAAAGCGCTGGCCGTAACTACGGCGGAAACGACGGCCGCGCTGGGGATGCAGGCGCGGGTGATGGGGGTTAACGTCTCGACGCTGGACGCCTGGCGCAAGGCGGTGACGGAGAGCGGCGGCGATGCGAACGCCTTTACCAGCACGCTGGGCAATCTTGCCCGGCGCTTCCGGGACCCTGAAGCGGCCCTGCTGCGCCTGAGCGGTTCGCTGGGGAAAATGTCGGCATACCGGGCGCACCGCATCGGTAAAATGCTCGGGCTGGACGAGTCGACGATAGAGCTACTACGGCAGGGGCGAGTAAAAGTTGAGGAACTGATTAAGAAACAGAAAGAGATGGGGGTGATCACCAAAGCGCAGGTCGAGCAGGCCGAGAAATTCACACTCAAATTACGCCAGCTTAAAGGCGAATTTGAAAACCTGAAAATGCAAATCGGCACAGCCCTGATCCCCGTCTTCGAAAAGCTGTTAGACGCCTGGAATAAAACCTCAAACTGGTTAAAGGAAAATAAAGAGGCGGCGGGTGATTTCTTTATTGCCCTGGCGGGGATTATCACCGCTTATTATCTCCCCGCAATGCTCCGGGCTGGTCTTGCTACACTTGCGGCGACCTGGCCAATACTCTTGATCGTTGCAGCGTTCGCGGCGCTGGCTTTAGTTGTATCAGATGTTATTGGCTACTTTAATGGTATGAATTCAGTGACAGGGCGCCTGGTAAAAGCATTTCCACTTCTCGGGGAAATCTTAGATGTCCTGAAAACGACTGTTCTCGGTCTGTGGGACGCATTCGTTACTTTGCTGACCGATCCGCTTCAGTACCTGCAAAATCTGAAAACTGAGCTTAAAGAGTTCCTCGACCTGCTGTTTGGAGAGGGGGCGGGAGACACAATTTTCACCTGGATTGAAAAGGGCGCTGACGGCGTTGCGGAAGTCTGGCGGGAACTGGAAAAAATCATTGGCAGGGTTGTTGAGCTGGCGCTAAAAGGTTTTCAGTCTATTGGCGACGCATGGAAAAAAGTAAAAGGCTGGTTCGGCGCTGGTAAAGATGCGGTCGAGCAGGCCAAAAAAGAGGCGGCCGACCCTGATATTAAAATTGAAGGGTGGGAAGATGAAGACTATCTGAACGAAAAAAAGAATGCGCAGGCCGAGAAACGGCAACCGCCTGATTTAACGTATGGGGGGCAGGCGTACTGGAACCAGTTAGCCAGTAATCCGGTTAATTCTCTAACCAGCAATTCTATCAGCAATATGAATCGCTCAGAGAATAAAGAGCTTAAATTTAATATTGAAAAAATAGAGGTAAATACTCAGGCGACTGATGCGAAAGGAATTGCTGATGATATGAATGGAGCCGTTCGCGACAGCACGATTAGTCATTTTGCTGATGGACTTGTGGGGTAATACATGGCAGAGGTTACCGAGGTTTTTGGGATATATAGTAATAAATTCCAGTTGCGCTTTGAAAAAATGAAATTACTGAAAGCGTCAATAATGCGTGAAGCAAAGATAATGGAGCATCCGCTGGAGGATGGGAGCACAATAGCCGATCACCGCATTTTACTACCAATAGAAATTGAGCTTCCCGTATTGCTCCCGGCGGACGACTATCAGTCATTATACCGGGAGATTAATAAGGCGTGGATCGATACGGAATTGTTTACTGTCCACACCCGAGCGGGGATATTTAAATCAATGGCGTTCGCTGCGATGCCTCATGATGAAAACCCTGAACAGGTTGATGTAATCCCGATGGTTTTGCGGTTCAAGGAGGTGCGCCTGGTTACAACGCAGTACCAGGCGTTACCCGCGCGAAAAGTGGCCCGACCCCGGGACCAGAGCACTGTAAATAGAGGGGAACAAACAGGCATTGTTAAAAAAGATGACACACTTCTAGAACGAATATTATTTTAGGTGAGATGATGGCTTTTATTAAAATCCCCTTGGAAGTTTTACCAAATCAATCATTAACTATCAGGCTCGGGGATAACAGATATATCATCAGGCTGATAACGATAAGTGATGCTCTTATGGGTATAAGTATTACCAGGGATGATATTATTTTGATACAAAACCAGAGGGCAATACCAAAGAAAAAAATACTTCCTGAACATAAGTCCAGTAAATATGGTAATTTTGTATTCATAACTCCGGATGAAACATATCCCTATTATACTGAGTTTAATAACGGTCATGAGTTATATTTCATACCGGAGGGGTGATAATGTCCACTCTCGATCCTCGAATTATTCGTTGTGAAATAGAAATAGATGGCAGGCTACATGTATACGAAAATGTATATATTCAGGCATCCGGGCAGAAAACAGCGAATACCCTGCAAAACGAATGCACGATAAAAATCGGAAACCTGTCTAAACCCGTTCGTGATTATCTGATAACGGAAACATCGCCCTACAACTGGCCGCGCAAGCGAAAGCGTGTAATTTTGTACGCAGGGCGACAAAGCTATGGCACCTTTAAATTATTTGAGGGGGACATAATCGGATGCACGCCAACACAACCGCCTGACGTCAGGCTGACTATGAAAGCAAAAACTGGTGTCTTTTTTATGAGTGATTTTCTCACGGGGAGTTATGCCGAGCCGGTACCACTCAGCGCAATAGCCAGTGACACAGCAAAGAGTATGGATCTGACGCTGGATTTTCAGGCCCAGGACAAGCTGATCAGCAATTACAACTACTCAGGGGCAAAGCTTGGACAAGTTAATAAGCTTGCAGAGGCCGGGAGTTATAACGCCTACGTCGATGATGATCGGCTGGTGGTTAAAAACGCAGATATGCCGTTAAGTAGCCTGGCTGTCACGATGAATAAAAATACAGGGATGGTCGGGGTTCCAGAAGTTACTGAACAGGGGATCAAGGTTAAATATTTACTGGACCCGCAGAGCCGCCCCGGTGCGAGCCTCACAATAGAGAGCGAACTTAACCCGGCGGCAAACGGCACGTTTGTTATTTACAAAACAACTTTCGATATTTCTAACCGCGATACCGCCTGGTACACAACAGCGGAATGCCGGAGGCCTGGGCTATGGCGGACACTAATTTAACTGATGCCGATCCTGGTCAAAGTGCGACGCTGGCCGGAGTCATTGAGTATGTATTCAAAAAAATGCTTCAGGGGATTGATGGACAGCTTCCCGCCGAGATTATCAGTTACGACCGCCAGAGCAATCGCGCCACCGTTCGCCCCCTCATTACCCGCCTGACAACCACTGGCGAGCGTGTCGAACGTGCGACGGTTGCCAGCGTACCGGTGCTGGCGCTGGGCGGCGGTGATTTCGGGATTACATTTCCTCTTAAAGCCGGTGACCGTGGCTGGATAGAAGCCAGCGACCGCGATATCTCCCTGTTTCTTCAGACCGACGATACAGCAAGACCAAACACCCTACGGCTTCATAATTTTGCTGATGGCCGGTTTATTCCCGATCTGATGGCTGACTATGACCTGCCGGCGGGCCACGATGGCGCGCTGGTTATCCAGCATAAATCGGGGGAGTCTGCGCTGCTGCTGGGTGAGAAATCGCTGGAACTGAAAATCGGCGATACATCGATTACAGCTACTGAGAATGAAATAAAGCTGGCAGCTGGAGGTTCTTCCCTGGTGCTCGGTGCCAGCGGCATGACCCATAACGGGAAAAATATCGGCAGTACGCACACGCACCCTGGTGTTTTGCGTGGAGGGGATTCCACCTACGAACCGGAGTAACACGATGACAGAAACCCTCAGCCTGGCGTTGGACGGGCGCAATCTCTATCTGGATGCCGCGGGCAATCTGGCGACCAAAACGGGCCTCGCGGCCTGCCTTCAGAACTGCGAAACCGCGATGCTGGCACAGCTTAACGAAATGATTTACGCGATGGATGAGGGCATCCCGAGCCGGGAGACTCTCTGGGACAACTACCAGCCAGCACAATTTCAGGCCGCCGCCGTTGCGACAATTGAAGATGTTCCCGGAGTGCTTCGCGTTCAGTCATTTTCAGTTAGCCGCAGCGATAACGAATTCAGTTATACCGCCGTTATTGTAACGGAATGGGGAAAGGGAACGATTAACAATGGCTTATGAATATATCAATAGCACCGGCGTAATTGTTCCGGATACAGCAGACATAAAAAGCGAAGTAGAGCAGGAGTTCAAGGCAGCGCTGGGCGATAACATGTCCACAGCAGACAACACACCCCAGGGGCGCTTGATCGCCGCTGAAACGTCAGCGCGCCGATCTGTTGCTGAAAATAATGCTCTGTTGGCAAACCAGATCAACCCAAAAGATTCTGTCGGGGTGTTTCTCGAATCCATTTGCGCCTGGCTAGGAATTGAGCGCAAAGCGGAAAGCGCATCGACGATCGCCAGCGTTACGCTTGGCGGTATTCCGCTGGTGGAAATCCCGGCCGGATCACGCGCGCGGAGCGCTGACGGTGATTTGTACGCAACCACCCGCGCTGTTGTTCTGGATACTGCCGGACAGGGTAGCGTGGATTTTGTGGCGGTGGAAACCGGTGCGCTTACGTGTCCTGTCGGGGGACTGACAACGATTATCGATCCGGTATTGGGCTGGGAGACGGTTTATAACAGCAACGCCGCTGTACCAGGAGCCGCGGCTCAGAGCGATGAAGCGTTACGCCTGCAGCGCGAGCTGCGACTGGCCAGCCAGGGCATTTCTACCGTTGAGGCGCAGATCAGTGGTCTGTATGGTGTTGAAGGTGTGCGTTCACTGTCATATCTGGAAAACACTGGCCATGATTACCAGACTATTGAAGGCATCACCATGAAACCGCATAGCGTGTGGGCGTGCGTGTACGGAGGCGCTGACGATGACATTGCTATGAGCTTACTCAAGAACAAAACAGATGGTTCTGGGTGGAATGGCGCTGTCTCTGTGACGGTGACAGAGCCGAAGGCTGAAATACCCTACACGGTGCAGTTTGACAGGCCGAAAGAAATTCCTATTACTGTTCAGATCACAGTCCGGCGTGGACAGAGTACCGTTAACCCGACTGAAGCTATCCCGGAAGCGCTCATGCAGTACGCCAGCGGAGAAATCGACGGGGAGCGTGGTTTTGTGGTGGGCGCGAATGTTAGCCCGTTCGAGCTTTCAGGTGCTATCAATATTATTCATCCGGAAATTTTCGTGAGAAACGTGCTTATCTCAAGAAAAGGAAATGCCTTATCTGCTGGTGAGATCGAAATTATGAGAAATGAGATACCTGTTTTAGATGCCAGCAATGTAACTGTTGTTATAGACTAGTTCCCGATAAGGATTTTCCTGGAGGGAACTAAAGATGAATAAGTTAAAGTTAATATCTATATTGCTGGGTTTTTCAATTATTGGCAATGCTCAGGCTTACACACCCAAAAACATGGACGTTTTTAATAATGTTGTAGATGCTATTATCAGCGACGATATATCAGGTTTCGTTTCAAATGATAATGCGATGCTTACGCGAGGGGTAACAAGCATAAATGCAGCAAAAATTATATCGGTTTACCATAATAATGAGATGGCGGGTGATAAGCAATTCAAAGGTAAGCCTGTTCGAATAAAGACTATAGCATCAGCAATAAAGACGGATTTTTCAGGTGATGCATACATAGTAGCGAATGGGCGTAATAGCTATGAAAGTGTTATGTTGAAAATTGATAAGGATGATGAGAGAAACCTTAAAATCAACAAAGGAAATAAGATTGATTTTGTTTGCTTTGGTGGTGGTATGATTATGAATACCCCTGTTCTAAATTCATGCATGTATCCTAAAGACTTTGCTGATCTGGTTTATAGTAATGTTAAAAATAAAATAATGAACATTTCTAATAAAAATTACAAACCATCATCGGTTTTAGAGGGGAAAATTGCTTACGTCTACATTTCCTTTGAAAATCAAGTTCAGGATCATTGCTTAGGGAGCGAGAAAGAATGTTTATCTTACATTAAGAAATTGGCTGAAAAACCTGATGGGATAAAAAAAGATGATTTGTCAGGTGAGCAAATTAAAAAAATAAACGAGATTAAGGGGGTTGTTGAAAGTGATAAAAGCCTACCACTTGCCCCAACAAAGCCGGTAGAAAGCACTAGGCTTAAAAAATTACTTGGCTAAATGAATACAAACCGAATAACCCGCTCCGGCGGGTTTTTTTATGGGTGAAATATGGCTGAAACTATCCCCGAGATTGAAAACAGCGTTGACCTGTTACGCAATATCATCTGGCAGACCGATGAAACCAATATACAAACGCTGATTGAAGCGAAACAGGCCTGGTACACCAAAGAGCAATCACAGTTCTGGTCTGACTGGTATCGAGACGTTTTCGACATCAGGACAGCTAACGATTTCGGCCTGGGCATATGGGCGCGGGTGCTTCGTGTGTCGTTCACGCTGCAGGAGTGCCCAAGCTTTTCACTGACTACCGAGCAAAAGCGGCTGGTGTGCCGCCTGCGCTATTACCAGCTGATTACCCGCTGCACGATACCCGAAGTTAACGGCATCCTGAAAGACCTGTTAGGGGACGAGATTAAGGCCTACGCGCTCGATCCTAATGACATGTCCTGCATCATGTATGTTTTCGATGAACAGCCCAGCGATGATCTGGCTGTCATCCTCGCGAAATATGATCTGCTACCGCGCCCGGCGACCGTGGGCATTAAATTTCGTGTTCTTGATTATGAGCCGTTCGGGTTCGGCCCGTACAACATGAATTTTAATAATGCGCCGTTCTGGTGGGGGGACGGGCTTCACTATGACTTTAAATGTCCGGAGTAAATTATGGCGAATGAAGACGGAATTAAGATTTCAGAATTAGACGATGCGGCAGCGCTAACGGGTATAGAAAAACTTCCTGTTGTTCAGGGTGGTGATACAGTAGCCGCAAAAATTGACCAGATTAAGGCATTGATACCCGCCGGAGAAAAGGGCGAAAAAGGGGATAAAGGTGACACTGGGGCTACTGGAGCTCAGGGGCCTATAGGGCCAGCAGGTCCCACTGGGCCGAAAGGTGACAAAGGTGACAAAGGTGATAAGGGCGATGAGGGCAGTTCAGCTAATATAGTTATTAGTTCTGAATCTAATAATGCTCTCGTTAATAACACGGACAGCGCAGCAGGTCCGCTTGGTTTGAAAGTACTTGTGTCTAAAGATATTCAAAATGAATTATTCATTCTTGAGGATGATACTAACCCAGGGCTATATGCTAGACCAATTAGTGCCATGCTTTTTGCTGAAAATGATTCTATCAAAAAAACATCCTCTTATCAGGGAAACCCTAAAAATGCGGCTATCAGCGTGAGGGTTAGCAATAAAGAAAATAATAATCTGAAGTTGTTAAGTTATGCTGATGCAGAAAATGAATATGGCCTTTATGCTGAAAAGGCGGCACTCAGTAGGGGAACGGGCGGAGGGAGTTGGTCGTTTGGGTATCCTGATGTGAAATCCGCGGCAAATGCATGCGGCCATCTCGGAAGCGGTGTTTACTGGAAGACAACAATTACTCTTAGTGCTGCGCCAGTCGGTGATGTGGGGGTTCACGTCAGAATTTGGTTACGAGAACTACCATGTGATGAAAATGGCGCGATCGTGCCACATTCAATCATTACCGATTACATAGAGGCACCTTCAAATACAACACCAAAAGTTGCAATCTGGCTAATATGTCAGTCGGCACCAAGTCATTTGCTGAATATCAATACAGGAGAAATCCTACAAATAACTAGAAGCCCAGACGCAATTACTTCTGGTTTACCTGAATATACTACTTCCGGTACTCATAAAGAACCGTCATATGTACGAGAGTATTTTTTTATCAAATAACGCACGGGTAATATATGGAACAGAAATTTTTCCGCGTCCCCTGGGCTGCCAGTGGTGACCGCGCCAGCATTTCCGAAACTGCGCCCGCTGATGGTTCTGTAAGTTATCCGAGCGGCTGGGGGCCGGATTACCAACGCAACCCGAAAACAGACACAAAGGCTAAAAACCCCGAGCGCGACGTGATGAACGGCGTGCTGAATGTTATCACCGGAGCAATCAGGCAGTACCAGACGAACGGTTATCCAGAATGGATTACCAGCGCTGACAATAACGGCACCGCGTTCGGCTACGATGCTGGCGTAGTGGTTTCGTATAACGGCGCGCTTTATCTGTCGCTGGTGGCTGGCAATACCGCAACTCCCGGCGCTGATACTGCTAAATGGCAACCGTATATTCAGCGTGAGGCTACAGAGGCGGAAGCGCTGGACGGTACCGGCTCAACGCAGGTGATGACTCCACGGCGCACAAAAGCACTGGCGGATAGTCTGGATGAAAAGCTGTTTACGTCTATTGAGCCGTACACGGTGCCAGTTGGCGGCGGTATGATGTGGTTTTCACAAACGCCCCCGGAGGGCTGGCTGGAAGCAAACGGCCAGAGTTTTGATAAAGCGAAAAACCCTAAACTCTCAGTCGTTTTCCCGAGTGGTTTTGTGCCGGATTTACGCGGTCGCTTTGTTCGGGGCTGGGCTCATGGCTCATCCGTTGATCCTGACTCGAACCGAGGGATTTTGAGCCTTCAGGAAATGCAGGTACAACGTCATAACCACACAAGCCCGGTTGAGCGCGCATCTGATGGTATTGATGGCCCGGAAGAGATCCGCGGCTTAATGTGGCCCGGTAGCCCACGAAAAAATACGACCAGGGCGGGGACGTCGTATGTAGGTGGGGATGAAACCCGACCTGCAAATATTGCTGTTATGTACATTGTTAAAACCGATCAGGCAGAGTCGAGCGGCGGTGATGCTGGCCCATCCAGTATTATCATTACACCGGCAACCGATAACATTGAGTCAGGAAAGACTCGCCAGTTTTCCGCTATCGTTGTTCCCTCGAATATTGGGGGTAACTACCCAATATCCTGGACTGTCTCTGATACCTCGCTGGGATCTATAACCAGTGGCGGGCTGTATACTGCAAACGCCGGAGCGAGTGGCACGCAGACGATTATCGCATCGATTTCGACTGGACTTACATCAACCGCTGTTATTACGCAAAGCGTGTGGTTAACCAGCATCACGATCGGAAGCATTCCGTCGGAGCTGCTGGCCGGTAACACATACAACGTCCCGATCACCTACTCACCAACCGGATACACAGAGTCTGTTCTGGCCTCATCGTCGGATAGTAGCGTTGCGGCGTTGAGTAGTTCGGGCGTGCTGGACATATACAACGCAGGGACGGCGACGCTCACACTCACGGGTGCAAGTTCAGGCGTAACGCGTTCGGTGACTGTCACGGCGACGGAAGTTGTGGCGCCAGAGGTTTACCTTGCGATCAGCAAAAACTTTTCTGAGATTAAGGAGGCGGGCGCAGTAGCACAAACGGCAGCACGCGTAAATCTGGGGCTTGGTTCATTGGCTACGAAAAATAGCCTGGGAGCTGGTGACGTCGGCGCCGTACCGCTTGCCAGCGCATCACTACCCGCAGGAACGGATCTGGACTCCGTAACCGCTGCAGGCGAGTATTTCCAGAGCGTGACGAGCAACGCTACAACGGCTCTGCACTATCCTGAGGCGGTAGCAGGAGCGCTTAAAGTTGTTGCTACTGGTGTGAGTGCAGGGGCTTGCCGCCAGTTCTACTGGCCGTACAGCTCAGGTAAAGAATACCGCCGAGCGGGATTCGGAACTCCCATCGCTTTCACTGAGTGGTCTGAACACTAAATTTTTCAATAAATCAGTGGGGTGAATCTCACTGAGTAAAACCCCCTTGATCTGCTTCAATGCATAAATATACTGTATGTATGAACAGTATTTTGAGGGGTGGAGTATGCCACGTCGCTATGACATTGAAGCAGCTTTCCGTAGTGCAATTGAAATTGACCCTCGTGGGCGGCGTACAGTCACAACGAAGCGGTTTGTTGAGGAACTCGCAAAAGTGAACTGGATGTGGTCAGGAAGTCAGGCAAATAATTGGATTGAGCATTATGTGACGATTTTTCGTGATGTCTCTCGTGAAGAAGGCGAGAACAGAACATTCGAACTGAACAGCTATGGGAGATTTTAGCTATGGCCTTTCCATCGCCAGCTCAAGACTACATAGAACGTCCGATTTCACTCGATGAGAAGTTGATCAGACACCCTGCTGCGACCTATTTTGTTATTGCTGACAATACAAATTACCAGGCTGGAATTTTGCAGGGAGCAATTTTGGTGATCGATGCTTCGTTAAAACCATGCGATGGAACATTGCTGGTTTGCGCTGTAGATGGTGAATTTAAAGTTAGGCGTTATCGCACAATCCCACGGCCTCATCTGGAGGATTTAAGCTCCGGTAAGAAGGAAGCTTTACCAGATGACACCGATGGCTATTCAGGATCACGGGCAATTTTTGGAGTAGTGACGTACATTATCAACAATGCTCGTTTGGGGGAGTTTGACGACTGTCCTGTGATGTAAAGTGTTAGAATACTATCTCTACAGAAGTCCTTAAGTTGTTGAAATTTCTAATGGTGAAAGTAATGTATTAGAATTCATGAAATCGCTATGTATTTGATTTATAAATATATTTCTGCGGTCTTGAAAACCGGCGACCCGAAAGGGTTCTAGAGTTCGAATCTCTACGCTTCCGCCAAATTCTAAATAAAATCAATAGCTTGAAGAATGGTTTTGATTTTATAGTGCATAAAGTAGTACAAAAAAGCCCGTTTATACGGGCTTTTTTTACATCTAAAGTCCGTCCTTTGCTCAATAAATATCCTTTCAAATACTCATCGTTCAGGTGAGGGCTAATGCATTTCGAAGTGGGCTCTGTAAAGACGTCAGTGAATAATCCTCCCGGCGTTGAGTCATTTAACACGCTCCGAGCAGATAAACAGGGGAGTATATAAATATACATTACTGCCAATAGAGTGTTACGTTACCCATAATATAGACAAATATTGAGAAAAGGATAGGTTCCATGCAAATAATTTACCCAAGTGATTACTTTAATCTGAATAGAGTTGATGAAAATTATGAGGATGAATTCAACTGTGCAAGTGATAACGGAGTAAAATGTGTTTTGCTATCATCACAGCATTTATTAGATAGCAAAATTAAACTTTCAGGAAACCTTGAGGCGCATGCGCCAGTTATTTGGCGAGGCTGGATGCTTAAACAGAAAGAATATAAAACATTATACAATACTGTTAAAAGCCATAGTGCGGAAATGTTAGTTTCTCCTGATGATTACGCTTCTTGCCACTATATTACGGGCTGGTACGGAACATGTAGTGATTATACACCTGAAACTATTTTACTTACTGAGAATGATGATTTCGAAAAAATTACATCCCGATTAAAATGGCCTTCATATTTTGTTAAAGACTATGTTAAATCACTTACGACATCGCGTGGTTCGATAGCGAAAAATGCCGAGGAAATACAGGGGATTTTAGCCCATATTAAACAATATCGCGGAGAAATAGAGGGTGGTGTCGTGCTTAGAAAGGTTGAGGACCTAAAACCCGAAACAGAACGTAGATATTTTTCATTCTATGGAAATGTCTACTCTGCTGATGATGTTATCCCTGCTATTGTTCATGAAATAGCGAAGCATATAAGCTCCCCTTTTTTCTCAATAGATATGGTTGAGACAGCTTCATCCAATCTTCGTTTGATCGAAATCGGCGATGGGCAAGTTTCAGATATTAAAGAATGGGACGTCCAAAAATTCGTTAAGATGATTGTAAAGGCCAGCGTGTCTGGATGAGTATGTTTTAATATCAGCCTGGTTTTAAGTCTTCAGGATATGAGGCTCAAGGTATGAATAAAGTTAACAATATATATACTTGTTTTTTTAAATTGCTTGGTAAAAAAATTATCAAGTATGAAACGGCCGAGATTTATTTTGATGACTGGGAACCCTGGAATGATTTACCCATAAGAATCTACTTTGATGGTGGTGAGGTAATCTCTATTGCCTGGTCTAAATTTGATGAACTATGGTTAAGTAATGATCTAACACTTCCGTTTTCGATTGAGTATAATCAAGTTCGCTGGGTGACAAATAGTCCAAAAGAAATCAGTGGATGTCTAAATAATAGGATATCATCGGTAAAACTTGGTGTGGATTATTTGGTTATTGAAAATAATAAAATAGAAGTATTTACACATTTGTTGGTTTATACAACTAACGGAATTTTGGATGTGTTTAATAATCTGGATGAAAATGGTTATTCTTTGACCTCAGGTTTTGATGACAAAACAATGGATATTGTATAGAGTGCTTATGTCATAACTTGAATGTTGTTATTAAAGTTGCTGGATTTAATATGTTCATGCTTAAAAAGGAATGTTTGATTATACTGCGCAGTATTATGGTTTTTAATCCTTTAAAAGTATCAATGTAAGGCGTTATTATAAATAATGTACTATGACAAGGTCATGATCTTATATTTAAAGTAATTAATATCATTTCACTAGCAATGCCCCCGTTTCAAGTAAGAGGCATTGCTGTAAGTCGATACCTATGGTAAAGATACTTCGTTATTAGTGCCCATCAGTATGCTACTTTGTGATGATAAAAATTCCCCTTTATTTTCATCTCTTCCTTGTAATAATATTTTTGCATCATCTTTATTATAGTCACGAACGGCTTTAGCTGATAACTCACCGATAATAGTGTCAGATGCGCGTAGCCGATTAATAATAAGAACACACTTTGTGTCATTAAAGTCGGACATCATGTTTTGATCTCCTTCGCTATCGCCAGCAACTAATATTGGCCCGGTATTTTTGTAATGTTGTTGTATAAATTTTTTTATGGTTTCGGT